CTCGAGCTGATGCACCGCGACTTGGGACTTTGGTTGAAGGCGGGTGCGGCCCTTTGGTAGCCCGAGTTGAAAAGCGGCTATCAGGCCGGCCGTCGGGGGTAGACCATCGCACACGCACTGGGAACCCGAAGGAACCTGCACCGTTCTATGGAGATGCTTGGGGGGAACCTTTAGGAGGGGGGTCAAAGTGCGCTCTTGATTCCGCTTTGACGCGAGAAGAAAGTCAAAGGCGCCACGTAGGAGGAGCCGGGGAAGAAGAGTGGACCAGACAGGTTCTCCTCGACGCGCTTTCGGTGTGCAGTCCGGAGTGGGAGCGATACCTAGATGGTGGAGAACAACCTTCGTGGTGGAGGAAGAAGAAGCACCACAAGGCGCCCCTCCTACGCTCAATTCTTCCTCCGGGGTGCCTTTCACTGGAAGAAGCGCTGAGCAGGTTGGAGAGGGTACGCCCGAACGGCGACGAGTGGAGAGCGTTCTGCCCGGTTCACGAAACTCATCATCGAACGTTGGTTATTTCTAGGAGCGAGATGTTCCCCGGTGAAGGTTGGTTCTATTGCTATGTCGGTTGTACTCATTCCCAGATTAGGGAGAAGCTGCTACAGATGCGCCCGCTTCTTGGTGGGGATGGCAACAGGGAGCCGAACGCTCCCCGAGCGTTTGGCGACACCGAATGAGTTTGCCTGTGGATAGGTCGTTGCATCCTGGTTCGTGGGAGGTGCGGTTCATCGAAGCCACCGCAGAGCTTTTGCAGAAGGGCTGGACTCTTGATGAGTTGCGGGGTTTGGTGACGGATGTGTGGGACGCGGAACAGATCTTCTCGGACGAGGCAGAGGCGTCATGAGCACCACGGAACTTGTGGATGTGTGCGAGGAGTATTCGCGCCGCCTGCGTGCTCTCGAGTTTGACCGCGAAGTGCTGAGGAATGAGCGCCAACGCTTACAGACACGGGTGGCCGTGATGGAAAGCTTCATCCGTGAGAAGGGCGGCAAGGTTGACGACGCGCTCCAGGCTTGGGCGGACAAGGGATACGGGCTGTGAGCGTCCTGGAAACAGGTTCTGGGGTGGTGTATGTGGAGGTTATGGCTCTCCTCTACACCGGGGGGTTGTCATGACATCGTTGCCGGAGCCGGTGCAAGGGCCTAATGGTCTGGGTCGCCTGCCCGGCTCCGAGAGCGATGGCTTCACGGAGGCGGCGGACGGTGTGATTATCCGTCCCATGCTCACACTCCTTGACGCGGTTGATTTCTTCTGCTCTCGCGGCCTGGCAGAGAAGACGCGTAACGATTACCGCCGCCTGCTCCACCGCTTCAACAAGGACTTCCCGCCCCACATGGACGTGGTGAAGGTTGAGGAGGAGGACATCCTCCGTTACCTCGGCACCCGCCGGCACCTTTCGAGGGGCACCCAGGCGTGGGAGGAGTCCGTTCTTTCGAGCTTCTTCGACTGGTTGCATAAGAGCCGGAAGATCAAGACGAACCCGATGGTGTACGTGCCCCGGACGAAGCGCGTCGACGGGGAATCACTGGACCTGAAGACCGTTTCGAGCCATGAGGTTGGGCTGATGATGGAAGCCGCCGAGACCTGGTCTGAGCGCTTGTGCTTCGCTGTCCTGGCGTATCTCGGCCCTCGTCGTGGCGGGGCAGCGCGACTGCGCCTCCGCGACTACGAGCGTAGAGCGAACAGACGCCTGAGGTTCTACGAGAAGGGCGGCAAGGTGATCTGGAAGCCCGTCCCGTACGAGCTCGCCCTGATCCTCGAGGAGGCTTTGAAGGCCGGGGTCATCACCGACCCGAAGTTCTACCTAGACGCCTACCCGGATGGTGTGCCTGACGGTTTGTTTTATCTGGTGCCGCCGGAGTGGCGGCTACAACGGCAGGACCGCGACGACCGGGTGATCTGGCGGATAGTGACCAAGGTTGCGAAGCGGGCTGGTGTGGACGCGCATACTCATTCGATCCGGGCTGCGTTCGCGGACTTCTGCCTTGACAGCGGCATGGACGGCAAGGCCCTCCAGTTGCTGATGGGCCACAAGAACCCGTCCACTACAGAGCGGTACACGAGGCGTTACGACCAGCAGCGCCGGATGGAGGGAGTGCTCGGGTTGTCCTGGGATGCTGTCATTGCCGACAACAAACGGGAACGCGGTTTGGCTCAACCATCAGGGTCCACGTTAGATGAGTCTTACGGAGTGGGGGCGGGAGGATTCGAACCTCCGGAGGATGAGCCTCGTGGAGAACAGGGGGCTGGAACCCAACGGAGCGGGTCGGATGATCTAACAGCCCCGGTTTTTGACCCTATCGACGAGCTTGTAAGCCGGATGAAGCACACCGAGAGGGACCGGTCGTGAGCGGCTGGGTTTACCTCATCGACGACGGTGCCTACTCGTACAAGATCGGCTACGCCCGCGACCCTGAGAAGCGTCTGAAGCTGCTCCAGTGCGGCCACCCCGACCAGTTGCGGATCGCCGCTGTGGTCGAGGGGACCAAGCGGACGGAGCGCGAACTTCACGAGCTTTTCTCCGGTGACCGTCTGCGCGGCGAGTGGTTTCGTAAGAGCCGCGAGATCGACGGCTACTTCGAGGAGCACGGTTTCAACTGCGTCTGTGGCAAGGGCGTGGATGCGGAGTGCTTCATCCACGGAGAGGGACCGCCGTGGTGAATCAAAAGTCCGTGCTGTCTACCGAGGAGACAGAATGAAAATGCTGACAGTTGGTTTCATCCTGGGTTTACTTCTCCTGGCCGGGACAGGCCACGCCGGGGTTGAGAGTCTCTACAGGCCGTTGACGCAGATGCAGCGGGTGATGGGGATGCGTGTCGCGAAGCATCCGCCTGCCGTTCACTGGTACCAGCAGGTCAAGTGGGGTTATCAGCACCCGCCGCACAAGCGTCAGTGGTTGTGCATCCACCACTTCGAGGGTTCCTGGTCCGACCCGAACGCTCCCTACTACGGGGGACTCCAGGCTGACCTGACGTTCCAGCGCACCTACGCGGGCTACTTGCTGTCCACGAAGGGCACGGCGGATCATTGGACACCTTTGGAGCAGATGTGGATGGCTGAGCGAGCCCACCGCAGCCGAGGTTTCTATCCCTGGCCCAATACTGCGCGTTACTGCGGGCTCATCTAGTGGGTGGTTCTCGTCAACCCACACCACTTTCCTCTACCGAGTTTGAGCGTCTGTGCGCTCTGTTCCCGCCGGACACGGTTCTGCCTCGTAAGCAGATGGCTGCGCTGATGGCAAACAACACGCCTGCTGTGGCGCGTAAGTGGCTCGATGAGAAAGGTCTGCTCGATTCGCAGGTGTCGCCCTACGTCCATGCGGGGTGTGCGGATCATCCCGGCGAGATCGAGTGGCCGGACAGTGGTTGCGCGGAATGCAGGGCCGAGCCGTGAGTGGTTCTCGTCAACCCACACCCCTACCGGGCTACATTCGGGGCGGCGTGGATGCGATCAAAGCGAAAGGGCTCTGCGGAGAAGTGTCACCGGACGGCAACCGGGTCTGCATCCTGGACGCTGGCCATGCCGAGCCGCATCCTTGGGAGTCTCGTCAACCCACAGAAGAAGAAGTGCGGACACTGCGTCGCAGGGCTGAGGGGAAGGCGTTTCCCTGGGATACGGAGACGTGTCTCGCAATCGCAGATTCGTGGCTGGCTCAGAGAGACGTAGTAGAAGCACTGAAAGAAGGGTTGCGCGACTACTGGACGACCTACCACGATGAACACTGCACCGATAACTGGCCGCACGCTGGGTACTGCCACTATCCATCCCCGGCGGTTCTGCGTGAGGTGGCTGCTGTGGTTTCTGGGACACCGGAGGCGAAGCCGTGAGAGACGACGGCTACAAAGACGACGGTCTGGGAGACGAGCGGGGCAGGATCGCACGCGACCTCTTGACCCAGGCGCGGACCGTCCTTCGGGGTATGCAGAACCTCCCGTCCCCGTCGCCGGTAGATCCCGTCTTCGAGGAGAACGTTCAGCGGCGGGCTTCGAGTATCGGCTACATCGGTTTGGCGCTCAAGACCCTGGCCGGTGGGGCTGTGGTTTCTGGGACACCACCACCAGAGGAACACGAATGAGATACCGCAGGCTGATCTGCCGGTTCGCCGGACATCGCTGGGAGCCTCGTGGCTACCAAGGCCCGAATCGCTCGTCTGTCTGTATGCGTTGCGGGAGACCGCGATGACCATAGCCGTCCTTACCGAGGCATCAGACCATGGCGTTTTCACCTACTCGTGTCCGGCCACCCAACTTGTCGGTCGATACGGCTCGCTGGTCATGTGGCCGCGCTCCGAGAGACCGATCCGCGTGCCGTATGCGTGGTGCTATTCGCTCCACTTCGAGGAGTTGGGTGGGACACCACCAGAAGGAGAGACATGAGCATCGAGAATGGGATCGAGGGTTGCTATTGCGAACCGCGCCCGATCGCTGCGTCTGCGTTGGAGGCGGCGAACCGGATCATCCACGGCGACGGCACAGAGAACGATTCGCAGCTTGTGGCCGGTGTGTTGATCCAGTTGGTGGACGAGGTAGTGAAGTCGTAGATGGCCTCACCTTTCGATGATGGGCGCGTTGGGCTGATGGTGACGGATTGGAGCCTGACGATCCCTTATGCGAACGTCCCCGCCTATGCGACGGACTTGTTTTTGCCGGCGCACACCGTGCAGTTGACGGGTGGGATGTATGACTCGGTGAAGGGTTTGGCGGGGCAGCGTGGGACGAAGGTTCAGTGGTGGTGGGACGGCACACACGGACAATCTGGGACAGCGGTTGCTGATGCGATCCACGCGTCACTTACCGCGATCCCGCAGCACACCGGAGGGGTAGAAGTTGATCTTGAAGCCGGGGATGATGTGGTGCTTAAGAAGCTGCTTGGCGATTTCTATTTGAGGTTTCGGGCGCTTCGTCCTACGAGAGCTTTGGCTTTGAATGTGGTGCCGTTGAAGGGCCAGTTCCTGCCGCTCTCAGCGATGGCTTTCGATCCAAATGTCCATGTGCGAGTCCAGACCTATTACGGCGGCGAGATGCGTCCAGCGGACCCGGCTGAATGTGAAGCCGACATTGTGGACAGAGGTTTCCCCCGGGAGCGGTACTCGATTTGTTATTCGGCTAAGGCGCGGCGGCAGAAGGACGACTCGATCTTCTGCGACCTACCCGTGTTCTCTGATGGTGGGGCGTATGTGCGGAAGCTGAGGAAGGGCCAGATTTTCTCGTTGAACCTGATGCGGGAGGCGGGGCTGCTGTGAGTCGTTTACTGCGATGGGAGATGCGTTGGATAGCGCGCTTCATGCTTGCCTGTAATGAGGTTGGCTTCTGGCCGCGCATGAGCCGCGAGGAGTGGCTGTGGTGGCGTGAGAGGGCGCTTAGGTGACTGTGTGGCAGATGGACATGTCTTTTCGCGTCGACACCGAAGACGAGGCTGAGCTGCTGGTTTGGCGTGAGCGGCTGACTGCGTGTGTGCATGACGCTGACGAGCATCCGAGGTTTAGAACGTTGGCTGAGTGGCTTGTGGTGGCGATGGGGGTTCCGCCGGCACCGTTCAACAACTCGCGTGGTGTCCCCGAAGCCGAGCATATGGGGAAGATCAGGGCGCCTCGTCGTGGGAAGGCTCCGGCCCAGTGATGTCAACAACTGGTCTCAGAATCCCTCCTGTGGCCCTATGTCTGGACCTGCCCCCGATAAAGATTTGCTGCTTAGGCATGACGCCGCGATGAAAGTGATCCCTTTTCTGGCGCCGGAGCAGCGGGTTTCGCTTCTGGCTGCGGTTGTGGCTCCTTCCCCGTATTTCTGGTGGATGCTCGAGCGCGGCCGAAGGCTCGATGAGGAGGAGGCTGCTTGAACGGTCAGGCTGAACAGAAGATCGAGGGTTTGATCCGGGCTCACATCATGGCGTTGGGGGACGACCAGTCGACGGCGGGGTATGTGCCCGGCGGCCGTGGCTCGATCCAGTTTCAGAGGAGCGAGTTGTGGCGTGAGGGTGAGAAGCAGTTTCTGGAGCTGGAGCGGTGTTTTGAGGCGATGAAATACGGGTGGCCCGTGACGTTCGCTCACCTTCGGGCCCGCTACTACCAAACCCGCGAAACAACGAAAATGGTGGGCCGCCGGGGTAACCAGTGGATCGGCCTTGAACCCCATTGTCAAGTGACATCCATGACAGGAGGACCCCGAACAGACGTCAGCGGAGGGCACAGGAGCCACCGTAAGGCTTTGATAGTGGAACGGGTGACCGTGGAGTCATGGCCCCACTGGGTTCGCTTAGAACGCGTTTCAGAGGGTTTGGGGTTTGTTCACGCCCAGTTTCTTCGGGACCGGATCGAGCCGTGTGTGCCGGCGAGCGTGTGGAAAGCCGCGTGAGATTTCGTCGTTGGGAAGTTGTTTACACCGCGTTGAACTACCGGGATGAGCCACAGCATCGAGGGTTGGTCTATCTGACTCGTTGGCGGGCCGAGCATGAGCTTCGTAATGCCTCGTCCAGCAACCCTGATATTCGCTGGTGGGTTGAGAAGCAAAAGAGGTGTGAGTGAAGTATTCGTTGTGGGAACGCCTAGTTTTTCGTGTCACTGGTCGCTGGTCTTGGGGTGTGGTTGAGCGTCGTCTTGCCGAGTACGAGCGACTTCGATCTGCCGCTCTGGGTGGGGATGGCAACAAAGTCACTGCGAGCCATACGGCGAGCGGTGACACCAAGGAAGGCTGATTCTCCTCCCCGAGGTCGGGCGACACCAAAACAAGCCCTTTGCTGTCCGACCCAATGTGGTAGAAGGGTTCGCAGATCGCACAACCACGCCCAAAAACAGGAGTGGCCAGTGTCAACACAAACGGCTGACAGTCACACCGAAACACAGCCTGTCACAGGCCACACCATCGCCAACGGCGTGAAAGCCCATGTTCTAACCGCCGAAGACCGCTCGAAGGGCGCTCGCACGTCGGCTGAGAATCGCCGGGAAAGAGCGAAGTCTGCTGGTCAGCGTCTTCGTGAAGCGGTGGAGAAGAAGGAGAAAGCCCTGCATGCGGCGATGATCGAGAAGGCCGCTGAGGGGAACGTCCAGGCTTACCTTGCTGTGATGTCGTATGCGTATGGGACGCCAGCGAAGGTCGAGCCCGAAGAGATCGACATCAACATGACCAGTGATCAAGCCCCTCGAGGCGTGTCTCTTGACCAGCTCAACGCTCTCGCGTCAACGCTCGGGGTCACGGTTGATGGTGAGGCGAAGGGTTCTAACACCAGTTAGTACCCTCGGTGAATGGGTTAACCAAGCCCTTCGCTAGTGGTAAGCACCATCGTCTGTGTATGTGACACGCCTTTGTGACACCAATGCACACATGTATGTACGTGTGTGCAGGCGGACGTACCCCCCTACCCCTACCCCTCTTGTACGCGGCGCTAGTGGGTGGCCGTACACCCCCAGAGCGAGATGACCGGGGTGGCCCCTCCGCTGAGGCTCCGCGAGGCACACAAAATTTCGTCCAGTAACGCGTAGTGACATCCGGGCTGTGACGTAAGATTGTGTAGTGACGGGTCAAGACGGTGGTGGTCGTGGAACGCGGCAGTGGATGTTGCGGGCTTTTAAGGTTCAGGGTTGTTCTCGGTGTGGGGTGAAGTACCCGGATGTGTCTTTCGCTGATTTGCACTGTCACCACATAGATCCGAGTTCGAAAGTTCGGACGAAGGGGAACAGGGGTATTCGGGGAGATAGGGACGATGGTGGTTTGGCGGGGCATGATTCTCATGGTGGTCTTATCTCGGAGCTTCTGAAGTGCGAAGTGGTGTGTGCCGAGTGCCATAGGGAGACGCACAGGAATGGCCGGGAGTCGAGACAGGAGCCGTTGTTCACTGGAACGGGCGAGGCTTGGAAGTTTTGAAGAAGAATCAGTTCATCCAGATCCGTGTCACTACAGCCGAGAAGCAGCGGTGGCAGGAGGCCGCGAAGTCGGCGGGCGGGTCGTTGAGTGAGGCGATCCGGCTCGTGATGAACGCGAAGCTTGCTGGGTCACAGCCGGTTCAGGGGATGCCTTCAGAGCGCCGGGTAGTAGAGGACCCGCCACTGGTTGGCGTTCCGGATCGGTTAGAGGTTCCGCCGAAGGACATCACTCCGGTGTTGAAGGAGTTCATGGACGCGACCGCTCCGGGTGCTGAGGTGCTGTATCCGAAGATCAAGGAGAAGCCGAAGCGTGGGCGGTCGGAGATGTGTGAGCATCGGGTGCCGCCTGACCAATACTGCAAGCAGGGATGTGACTGATGGCTGCGCCGCGTTACCTTGATATCGGACCGTTGTCTGTGTATCGGCAGAAGGCCACGCTTGCTGGTGGGTTCCACGCTTGGGCGGTGAAGGTTCGGTTTGGTTGGAGCAACCTTGAGTTGAGTTGGTACAGACCCACGAACATGATGCGTTCTAGGCGTAGCACGGGAACCAGGATCCGTCAGGGACGTCGCTGAGATTCGCCGCGGCGCTCAGATCAAGTACAAGCCGCCGAGAGCAACGCAGCCGTGCAAAGGGTGCGGCAAGAAGACGGACATGCGGTGGGTGTTTTGCCGGAAGTGTTCAGGCAAGGATGTTGGTCCGCGTGATGCTCTTGATCGGCGTGTGCCCGGTTCTTTCGGTTCGAACCAGTAGCCAGAGCCACGCTCAGGAAGGGACCCCCGATGACGATTGTAGAGTCGCCGGGGGTCCCGGCCGACATCAGGGTTGACCTCGGGGAGTACTGGCCCGCCTTGCGGAAGTACTGCCCGTTGGTGGACACACTGAGCCCGCAGCAGGCTCTCTTCCTTCTTCTGAACTGTCGTGAGGCGTTTTACGGCGGCGCGGCTGGGGGCGGCAAGTCGGCGGCGTTGCTGATGGCGGCGCTGCAATATGCGGATGTTCCGGGCTATGCCGCCTTGATCCTCCGCAAAAGCTTCCCTCAGTTGAGCCAGCCGGGGATGCTGATCCCGATGAGCAGGTCGTGGTTGGGCCGGACGGACGCGAAGTGGAACGAACAGATGAAGGAATGGAGGTTCCCCAGTGGAGCCACTCTTCGATTTGGTCATGTTCAAGACGAGGGCGCTATCTACGACTACCAGGGTGGCGCGTACCACTTCGTCGGTTTCGATGAGCTCACCCAGTTCAGTGAGCACGCGTTCACTTACATTGCCTTCTCTCGTCAGCGTAGAGACCTCAACATGCGGGACCTTGGTATTCCCATCCGAGTTAGGGCTACCGCCAACCCGGGTGGTATCGGACACGCTTGGGTCAAAAAGAGGTACATCGACCTAAGAGAACCCGGAGTCGAGTACATCCCCGCAAGGGTCAAAGACAACCCCGGGTTGGACGTAGCCGAGTACGAAGAGTCTCTAATGCATCTCCCTGAGATGCTTCGCAAACAACTTTTGGATGGTGATTGGGGTGCGTTTGAAGGCGCCGCGTTTCCGGAATTCTCGAAAGAAATCCACTGTATCGGCGCAGTGGCAGGGGAGAAACTGGACGTTCCAGCCCGGCATTGGGATCGTTTCGAGTCCATGGACTACGGGCTCAACAACCCAACTTGCTGGCTCGCCTGGGCCGTCGACACCGATGGCAACGTTCTCGTCTATGACTCCTACTACAAACCTGCGCTTCCTTCGGAGTCAGCACCAGTCATTCTACTTAGGCGCCACGATTGGCGGTCTAGCGTCTGCTACGGCGATCCTCAGTCTCTGGCTCAGAGAACGGGGACGGTGAACAGGTTCGGTGACCCTGCGACCATCGAGACGGAGTTCGCAGACCAGGGCGTACCTTTGGTCCGGGCCAACAACAACCCCCGCTCGGGATATACCCGGATACGGGAACTCATTCAGCCGGACAGTAAGCGCAGGTTCCCTGACTGGCACCCGAGGCGCGGTGAGCTCGGCGCTCCACGGTTTTATGTCGACGAACGTCACTGCCCCCAGTTGGTGGAACAACTAGCCACCGCCGTCTTACAGCCGATAGACAAACGCTGGGGTGGGGAAATGGTGGACCCTGATTGGGAGGGACCGTATGGACACGCAATCGCAGCTCTCCGTTATGGAGCTTTATCCCGTCCGGGCCCAAGCGATGTCCCGGCAGCAGAACCTGATGACCCTCGAGCTTTGCTACTCAAAAAGTACGAGGACGCTCGTGACAAAACCGATCAGTCCCCAGCGTCCCGTTACTCCTGGTGAAAGGAAACCAATGGCCGACACAAAGAAAAAGCCGGTAGTCAGGCGACGTCGGAAGACCGCAGCGAAGAAAACCACCGCGAAGAAGACCAGCACCGCCATCGCGAAACGAGAGCCCAGGAAGCCAACCGGTGAAGCCAGGGTCGACAAGCTCGTCCACGAGTTGAACGCCCACCTTGCTGCTGATCTTGAGCCCGCCCCCGCCGAGCCGGAAACCAAAGACGAAGCGAAGGCTTCGAAGCCGGAGAAACTAACGGGTGAAGCGCGGGTTGATGCTCTCGTTCACGCCCTGAATGGGCAGTTCAACGCGAACCTCGAACCAGCGGAGGACACCGGAAGATGATCGAGTTCATGCTCGTAGAAAACCCCGCCCACTTCCCCCAAACCTGTGTTTGTGGCAGCTCGAAAGGACCACTTGCCGACACGTTCTTCGAACGGGGAAACCAGCACATCTACCTGTGCAAAACCTGCGGGAAACGCCTCGCGAGGTTGTGGGGATTCGCGGCCGGCAAAAACCTCGACGCCCTCGAAGCAGCCTCAGACGAACGATTGGATCTCGAACGGCAACTCTCGGAGGGTGTGAAGCTCAGGGACAAACTGATGGAACGAAACGCCGCCCAAGCCAAAGAAATCACCCAACTCCAAAACCTCATCTCGCGGGACCAGGACCGGCGGGCGCAACAGGACCACCTCGTATCCATGATTTTTGAGTCGTCCAAAGAGTTGGTGTCGACCACCAACGGCGGCGTCTGATGCTCCAGGTGAACGGTGGCCCTGCCAACAGCGGCACGAAACTACCGCTCAAAGAACCCCACGAGAAATGGGAATGCTCCGAGGGCCACTCGAACAAGGGCAACTGGACGCGGTGTTTGACCCCCGGGTGTAACGAGAGGAGGCCATGAAGATGCTGGTCTTGTACTACAAGATCAAGAAGTGGTGGGTGTCTAAGAAGGTCGACGCCTACATGACTGTTCACAGGCCGTGAAAGAGAAAGCCCAGGTCGAGATCACCAAAGAGCTCGCCCTCGTCACCGAAGCCCAAGGCGAACTCCTAACCTGGGTTGAGGCGATCGAGGACGCCTACAAAACAGGGCGCATGAACCGCGACCAGCTACTTGAGGTTTACAAGGACATCACCGAGTACCAGCGGTTCCTTACCGAACGCACAGAGAGGATCTACAAATGAGCAACCGAACCCTCGAAGACCAGGTTGCAGCGATGGAAGCAGGGTTCTCGTCAACGACCGAGTGGGCTTTGCACGAGTGCATCCGCCGCATCCAGGACCTGACCGACCGGGTCGAGCGGCTTGAGGGTGTCAAGGTTGAGGTCGTTGAGCACGACCCGGAGGATTAGTGCCCGCCAAGAGCCAGGCGCAGCGCGAGTATTTGAACGCGCACTTCGGCCACGCATGGGTCGTCAAGCACGGCTTCGATAACAAAGGGAAGCTGCCTGACCATGTGAAGACGGGGAAACACAAGTACCAGTCCGACAAGCACCACCGGATCGCGATGGACGCTCTGAGCAAGGTATGACCATCGTCGCGATTGTTCTCGCTGTTGCGCTCGTCTTGGTGGTTGTTGTTTTCGCTGGTGTTGTTCGGTCGATGCTCCGGCAGTCAGCCCGTGAGCGCGACCTCCTGTTGAACCAGATGATGAACCTCGCCGGCCGCCCGTGGCAACCACCCCCCTCCGAGCCGGAGGTTGAGGTTGAGCCTGGCCCGGAGCGGTATGTGCTCACCCCTGAGCAGCTACCAGACCCGTACTAGAAGGGAACCTGAATGGCTAGCAAGCTCGCGATCGTCCAACCGGACGGTTCCCTCCAGGACGGCACCCTCGCCTCAAAGGCCATCCAGGACAGGATCCGACAGGCCAGGGAACACCGGAAACAGTTCGAACCGACGTGGCAATCCAACCTTGCGTACGCGGCCGGGAAACACTGGTTGGTGTTCGACTACAACACCCGAACCCTCCGGCGCATCCAGGACGTCGACCCGAAGTACCAGGGCCGCGAACTCTACTCGGCCGACATCATCACCGAATACCGAACCACCGTGCTCGGTGAGTTGGGTTCCGATGATGACCGCCCCGAACTCCTGCTCCAACACGACGACAAGGCCAGCGAGGACTTCCAGAAGCAGACGAACCGGGCGGTCGCGTGGGGTTGGGACTTCCAGTGGGACGGCGACACAGTCCTAGCCGAAACCGACCGCATGACGTTGGACCTTGGCACCTCCGCGATCCAGGTCTACTTCGACAAATACGGCGGGCCAGTACGCGAAGAGGAAATACCGCACTACGACGGCCAGCCAGTCCTTGATCCTGAGAAGGCGCACGAGCTTATGGGGAACGGCCCCAACCCTGATGTGCAGATGCAAAGCATCCACGAAGGGAAAATCTGCTGGCGGCCGCTGTCGGCGTTCAACCTGCTGGTACCTCCGGGCGTTGTCCACGAGAAGTACTTCCCCTGGGAGTGCGTCGTCCGGCCCACGTTGCTGAGTGATGTGCAGGATGAGTTCGGTGACGTGGCTGGTGGGTTGAAAGAGGACAAGGACATCGCTACCACTATGGGGCAGTCAACGTCTGGTTCATCGAACGACGGGGCCGCGCATGCGATCGAGTCACGTAGTTCCCGGCTCCGCGACCATGTTTGGCTGTTCACGTATTACGAGCGTCCGTCCAGGAAGTTCCAGGAAGGCCGCGTCATGGTCTTCGCCGGCAACGAGCTCAAACTCATCCACACCGAACCACGGCTCCCCTACGTCGGACCCGATGGGACGTACCGCTCGGGGATCGCGTATTTCCACTGGTGGAGAGCAACCGGCAGGTTCTGGAGTCGCGCTCTTGTTGAGTCTTTGAAGGACGCGCAACGCGCCATGAACAAACGTCGGACGCAGGCGAACGAGATCATCGACCGGGGCATGCCCGCCGTCTTCGTCGAAGAGAACTCGAACGCTTTGAAACGGAAGGGATTGCCCCTTGAATTGGTTCAGCTCAAACCTTCGGAGCGTCCGCCTGTGGTTGTGCAGGGTGTTGGACCCGGACCGTGGATGTCAGAGGAGTACCGCCAGATCAGAGACGACGCGGAACATGCCTCCGGGGTACGTTCGCCTGCCCTTGGTGAGAATCCAACCAACGTCAACACCTACTCGCAGCTTGCTCTCCTCCGTGAGGCGGATCAGGTAAAGCGCGAACCGACCCTCAACGACCGCAAAGCCAGTATCCGCCGTTTGGTCGAAGACTCGGTGTATGACATCCGGTTGTACTGGGGGCATGACAAACAGATCATGCTGGCCGGCGACAACGATCAGGTGCAGGCGTATGAGTTCAACGCGACGAAGATCCCGCCGTTCTTCATCGTCAAAGCAGCGAAAGGCACAGCGAAACCTCGGTCGCAGGCTGCGGAGTTGAAGAAGATCGAGGACATCTGGACCGCCTCACTCAACAGCCAACAGCCGTTGCCAGTCCAATGGCTCAAAGATTCACTTGAGGCAGGGCAGGCTCTTGATCTACCGGAGAAGCCTTCCGATGACCAGTTGGAGAAGGCGCAGCGGGAGAACCACCGGCTCTTGCAGGGCGAACAGTTGGAGCCCGCCTATTACGACCCGCCTGAAGTGCATATCCCGATCCACCGTGGCGCCCAGATCCAGGCTGACCAGTCGGGTGACATCCAGGCCGTCCAAACCATAGAAGCGCACATCAAGTTGCACGAGCAGATGGCGGCAGAGAACGCCGCGCAGTTGACGCAGCAGATCCCGGGTGTGCCTGGTGCTCCACCGCAGGTTGACCCGAACCAGCAGGCGCAACTCGATCAGAAGGATGTTCACCATCAGGAGCAGATGCAGTTGAAGACCGCCCAGGCGGCAGCTCAACTACTTCAGCAGCAGCAAGCCCAATCTCAACAGCAGCCCGGGGGGCCATAGATGCCTGCATCTCCTAGACCATCCACACTCGCCGACCTCGGCCCCGAACTCGGGCTCGACCTTCGGGTCCCGTCTCTTGACGTGGCAAGCCAAAAATTTGGTTCCGTCTCGGACGGAGTGACCGACGACACAGCATCTATTGCCTCAGCGATAACACAGGCTGGTGCTTTGACCGGGCCGGTGGTGTTGGCGCCCGGCACAACGATCATCAGTTCCAGGTTGAATCCAACCGCGAAGGCCAACATCTCGATCCAGGGTGCCAGCAAACAAACAAGCATCATCAAGGCTGCCGCGAACACCAACCAAAACCTCGTCCAGGGCGGCACATCAAACACCTTCAAAGACTTCACCGTTGACGGCAACAAAGCGAACCAAAGCTCGGGTAACGGTGTGCAACTCATCACCCTCGGTGTTCTACAGAACCTGCGGATCGTGAACGCGTTTGACAAAGGCGTCCAGACGTTTGGTGTCACGGACGTGCTTGTCCAGAACGTCGAGGTTGAGAGTTGTGGCGGCAACGCTTTCGACATCAACTCGGCTGTTCGTGCCCGGATAATCGGTAACCGTGTCGATGCTTCCGGCGGTATCGGGATCTCGATGTCCGGCACCGGCGTTGACTTGGTCACGATCGTCGCTAACGCGATCCACAACCCCGGCAACATCGGAATCGCCGGCGGCGGTGGCAGCGGTGCTCTGGTCAGCCGGATCGTCTCGGCGGCAAACGTGGTCGACGGGGTTGTCGCCAACCACGGCATCGACATGGGAGGCGCGAAAGACACAACGGTTATCGGCAACGCGATCTACAACTGTGGCGGGGTGTTCTCGTCTGACACGGGTGGCAGCCAACAGTGGATCGGCAACATCGCTCGCACAACGACGGGAACAACCGGTGCGCTCGGGTTCGGGTTCTCGATCGTAGGCGGCGGCGCCGCAGGCACGTCCACTTACCTAGCGAACAACAGCTTCCTTGTCGTCGGGAACACGATCACAGGTGTGAACGCGACCGCTGTCGGGGTGGATAGTCCTCGTGGCGAGATCATTATTTCATCGAACATCCTCAAGAACTCGGGGTTGAACCACTCAAGTTCGCACGACGCGATCCTGCTCACCTCTCTCAATAACCCGATGGGCAATGTGCTTCTGATCGGCAACAAGTGTTACGACGACCAGAACGTCAAAACGCAAGAGTACGGCGTCAACATCGGCGCGAACACCTACCACGTCACCGGGTTTCACAATGATTTGCGCGGAAACAAACTCGGTGCCGTCAACGACCTGGGCGTCGCCAACTACATGCACGGCAACCTCGGGTACAACCCGAGGGGATGGCTGACAGCACCCGCGCCGGCTGCCACAGGAGTCATTCTCTACAACCCGTTCAACGTCGACTGCATGGTCTACATCAACGGCAGCTCGGCTGCTGCTCTTACCGCAGTTGCGGTCGGCGGGATCGCGGCTCCTGTTAACGCTACACATGTCGCGATAACAACCGGCGGCACACTCGCGGCTGCAACCTATTTCTACAGGGTGAGTGCTTTGAACCCCAATGGGGAAACGTTGGCGTCAACGGAAACGTCGATTGTTACGACCGGCAGCACCGGTTCCGTAATCGTCCGCTGGACGGCTGTGCCTGGGGCCACCGGTTACAACGTGTACGGGCGCACCACCGGTGCCGAACTAAAAATGGCAACCAACGTTCAGGCCACCTCGTTTCTGGACACCGGCGCGATCACCCCCTCGGGAGCCCTCCCTGGAGCAGACACAACCGGCAACACGGCGATAACCGGATGGACCGCTGCCCCCGGCACAGGTAGCCCCGTCGGGATCTACCTCCCCTGGGGGAACGGCATCAAGTTGACATACACCACTTTCGTGACGGCGAACTGGCAGTGGTACGGCCTCTAAATGGACCCCGTTCCGCTCGAGAAGAAAGAACAGGCGAAGCTTGACACGATCGCCGCCGAGTTCGTCGCTGCGCAACAAACGAAAGCACAGCTACAGGAACAACTCGTCGAAGCATCTGAGATATGCGAGCAGCAGCGCGGCCGGATGCAAGGAGCCCTCGAAACTGTTCTTGACCGCTACGACCTTGACCCAGCCACGTACCGCTGGGATTACAACGGCAACGGTGTCGTGATCCACGAGACAGGAGAAGTTTAATGCCAGCCCAGATTCCCGAGAGCTACCAGTTCCAAGCAGTAGGACGCACAACCATGTTCACGAGCCCCAACTACGCGAATAAAGGATGCAGAGGCATTGTCTTCGTGGTCGTCACCACCGTCATCGGCACAGGAAGCATCACGTTGTCGATCAACGGATACGACCGCGCCTCCAACACCTCGTACCTCCTTCTCGCAGGAGCGGCTGTGGTCACGAACACCACCAACCGTTACACCGTCTACCCCACAGGCACCGCCGCCGCGAACGTCTTCGCTATCGACATCCTTCCCGAGCTCTGGAACTTCGTCGTCACAGCAAACAACACCAACGCAGCCACCTACAGCGTCGGCGCTTCCACCCTCGTCTAGATGCACAAAGACGAAACCAAGTCTAAGGGTCAGGTCACCCTTGTGTTGCGTGGCCCTGACGGCAAGGTCAAGAAGACCCAGAAAGCGAACACCGTTACCACCGCTGGTAAGGCAGTCCTCGCTGACAGGCTTCTAGCGGCTCCTACGCTGGTGACCCCGGGTTGGGTGGCGGTAGGCACAGGCTCCCCCGCAGCGACGTTGCTGGGCGCGGAGATCGCACGGATAGCTTTGGTGACGAAGACAAGGAGCACGAATGTGTTGACGATGACCGCCCAGTTCGTCGCAGGCACAGGAACCGGGGCTCTAACCGAAGCGGGGATATTCAACGTCGTGACGGCTAACACCGTTGACATGCATTTGTCCGCTTCGTTCTCGGTGATCAACAAAGCTGCTGGCGACACGCTTGATGTGTCCTGGACTTGGACGATGGCCTAGCGTGGCGCGCCAGTACCTTCAGGACGGGCCGTACATCGACCCACCGGTTGTTTCCCCGCTCGCTGCGGACGCGACCACAACGGCGATCGCGATGTGGGGAGGCGCCCAATACACACCGCTCTACGCGAACGACGCCAAGGCGGGGAAGATTTACGTGGTCGAAGCCGGAGGGCTGATCACCACTGCTGCCACAGGAGCCTTAACGATTCTGCCGGGGCTCGGCACCACCGCTCCCGGCACAACGCTCGGAACTTCGATCGCGCAGACAGTCCCTGCCACCTCTCTCTCTGGCCCGTGGTTTCTGCGCTTCGTCGGTGTTGTCCGGACCGTTGGGGCAGCTGGTGCGAACTCCACGATGATGGGCGAAGGGTTCTTCCAATCCGGCGGGGTAGCAGCCACAGCCAACACCGGGTTGGACCTGACGTTCGGCGGGATCTCGTGCGCGTTCGATTGTACGATCAACAACTTCTTCACGTTCACGAAGACGTTGAGTGTGGCCGGGTCGTTCACGACCCACTGGTGCTACGTCTATTCGCTGAACTAAATGCCGGGGTTCCTACCCGGCGGCGGCATCATGTTCATGCCGAAGGTGGTCACACGCCCCCTTTGGACAACTCGGCTGCGAGGAGCAGGGCCGTTCGCCTACACCCTCCCTCTCGCTGACACCACCACCGCCACAGACCAACTCGCAAACCGTGTAGGAAAACCCTTCTCGGACACCACCACCAGCACGGATCAGTTGGCGAACCGTGTTGGCAGAACCTTCCCTGACACCACTACATCCACCGACGCTCTCGCCAACCGTGTCGGCAAGACGTTCTCCGATACCACCACTTCGACGGATGCGCTCGCGAACCGCGTCGGGAAACAGCTAGCCGACACCACCACCAGCACAGACGCTTTCGCCAAGGTATCCGGCTATCACCTGGCTGTTGGTGACAACACTGTCTCAACCGATGTTTTCTCGAGGGTTGTCGCCTACCACCTCACGCGTGCGGACACCACCACGTCAACCGACCTTGCGATCATCCAGGACAACCCGCCGCCTCCTCCTGTGAGCGGAGTGGATGACTTCACACCGATCATGCCGACGATGATGTAGGAGGCACCGTGCGTCCAAGTACCCACCGGGGCCTCTCCCACCAACGTCTCGTCTCGACAGGCTCGAGCGATGTGCAGACCGTCACGATGCCGAACAACACGTCCGCTATCGACCTTGCTGTTGAGACAACGAACGCTCGTGTGACCTTCGACGGGTCCGACCCGTCCGCCGTGAGCGCCCCTAGCCTTGTCTTCCCTGCGGGGCAGGTCCCCGTGTTCCGGCCAGTCGGTCCCGGGACGACCATCAAGTTTTGTTCGACCGCCGGCACCAGTTCGGTGCTGCAACTCCTCTACTACACCTAAAGAAGGAGGCACCGATGGGTGCTGTAACAGTTGTTGTACGTAAAAGGAACACCGGTGTCGGCGCCGGGAAAATGGTTATGGCCGACGTCACTTTCTCCGGCACCTACGGGGCAGGAGGCGACACGTATACGAACGCGCAGTTTGAGATGGACACCATCGACGGGTTCATCGACTGCGGCTCCGCTGCCGGGTCAGCCACCACTGGCTACCAGGTTATGCCTGACCTCGCCAACAAGAAACTACGGCTCCTTGGTGGTGCGGCGTCGGGAGTTGCGTTGGCGGAAACAGCAACTGCTGGGCAGACAGGGACCGTCCAGCGTCTCATCGCGGTTTCCCTCGGTCCCTATGTTTAAGGAGGTAACACACTGTGTCTGAGTTCGCACCGGAACCGGTCGAGCCCGCAGCAGTAGAAGGAGCGGAAATTGAGGCTCCCGAACCGGCGTGGGCCGGGCCGCCGCAAGAGGAATGGGAGGCCGCCCAGGAAACCCTGGCGCTGATCAACCAGGCGATCCAGGAGCCAGCCCAGCAATACCAACAGCCCTACCAGGAACAACAGCCGCAGATCGACCCGTTGGCTGAGGACTTCCAAACCCAGTTGGACCAGTACCTGGAGCAGAAGTTCGCGCCCTACGCGTCGTACCAGGAGCAGTTGGTGATGGGTGAGGCTGAGGAGAAAGCCAAAGACATCATCCACTCCCTCGAACAGGAAAAGGGGGAGTTCCTCGATCCGAAATCCAGCGAGCTCGCGTTGCAGAGGGCGAACCAGTATCTGCCTGACACGCAGGCGAAGTACGGGTACGGGCCACGCGCTGCGGAAGCAGCGCTTGCTCGGGCGTATGACGACATCAAGCAGCTCGAGGACACGGTTGGTAAGGCGTACTACGAACGGCAGATCAACCAGATCCGAGGATTGAGTAACGCTCCTCGGGAGGCCGGGGTTTCCGGTCAGCAGGCAGGGCAGCAGGTCTCGATTCCTGAGGGCGGCGACGAGTTCTCGTTGGTGAGCCGCTACTTCCAGCAGAACCGCTAGCCCCCATATCCACCTAACCAAAGGAGGTCGGTCATCGTGGCCGACAACGTGCTCGCAACATGGGCGCCCTTCCTGTTCGACCTTAAAGGCAAGGTCTGGGAAGTGTTCCCGTCCGAGGCGCCGTTCCTGGCCGAAATGTCAGGGTACGACGCCAAAGCTCAAGCAACAGACCACCACTCCACCGTCCGACGCATCAACGCACTCATGGACGGCGGACGCGACATCTTCAGTGGTAAGCAGGTCCGGCACAGCATCATCCTGTCGGGGCTCCCCGGTGGCGGGTTCGTCCAGGAAGCATCAACCTGGAACGTCCCCCACGTCCTGAACAGCACGGAGATCCACATCAACCTGACACGGGCACTCCTGCCGCTGTCAATCAGCGTTGACGTGGAGCGTGACTCGTTCAACAACTCGAACGCGACCGCGCTCGCAACGATCGTCAACCAAACCCGGATGGCTCTCGGCCGGCTCGAGAACCTTGCGTTCCTCGGTGACGGCACAGGCCTCCAGGTTGACATCACGGACGCCGCCACGTCACTCGCCACAACGGCGAACACGACGTGGAACCCGGATGTGCTCGTGCCAGGAACGGTGTGGGACATCCTCACCCGAACAACGGGCGCGGACCCAGGGCAGGGACTCCGGCGGAAGATCGCCTCGGTCGTTGAGTCCACGCGTGTGATTACGTGGGACACGGCGCAGCAGGCGTCAGACGGCGGGACAGGCAACATCGTCCACTCGTCCACTAGCGGGATCTACATCCCCGGCTCATGGTCGAACGGCACCCTCGCCCAGGCCCCCGGTGCTCTAGTAGCGCAGGGACTCGAGCAGGCCGCAGCCATCACCGGCACGTTCGAAGCCGTGGACAAGGCTGCTGTGGCGAACTGGCAGGGCACAGACGGCAGGGGTGGAGACACCACTGTCGTTCCCCTCTCAGACCAGATCCTGGATGGTGCAGTCCGTAGGGGCCGCAGGGCGGGTATCGCTACGTGGGACTTCGGTCTCGGTGACCCCGCCGCGATCGACCTCTACAAACAGGGGAAGTACAGCCAGGGCCGGTTCGACATGCAGATCCAAACCCTCAAGGGAGGGTTCAGCGGGATCGTGTATGACGGTGCTGACCGGCCGTTCCCGATGATCAAAGACCCGATGGCGAAAAAGTCAGCGGTCAAACTGATCGACAAAGGCTCATTCCAGTTGTACGGGGACCAGCCCGGCCCGAGCTTCCTCGAGGACGACGGAGCCATGTTCCGCCGCTTCTCACGGAACCTCACCAAAGAAGCCGAGCTCCTGGATCGCGTTCAGTTGGGTGTTACAAAATGCAACACGCTCGTCTTTCTCAACAACCTAACCCAGGCGGCGTAGATTGCAGAAAAAGCTAAGGGGAGGTTACTTCGTCTCCTTATGCTCGTAGTAGTTCTTAAGACGGCGCGGCGCGAGTACATCGCGGTGCTCTTGGTAGTACCTACGGTTGTACTCGCGCTGTTCCTCTCGATGCTCATCACGCCATATCTCCTCGCAAGTGAGGCAGCGGCGATGTCCCCGATAGACCGCAAGGTTGTCACCGCTTAGTGGATGACCGCGCTTGCAGTGAGTCTTTAGAGCGTTCTTCGCGGCTTCTCCTTTGGTGAGTTCGAGAACGTGTTCTCGTTGCGTCACGACCTGCAAATGGTCCGGGTTCACACAGGCCTTGTTCCCGCAGGTGTGGTGCAGAACTCTCTCTTCAGGGATAGGCCCGACGAAGTGTTCGTAGGCGAAGCGATGCCCGTAGCCGTTCTTCGACTTGCTCCAACGAAACTGGGCATAGCCGTTAGCCATTAGCGCGGTTGTCCAGACCCAGCAACCGGTCTTCGTATCGACACGGTATTTCTTCGCGAAGCGTTGTTCTGGCGGAACCGCTGTTCTAGCCACACCACCAGATTACAGAACCGGGAGGACAGCATTGGGCCACAGTTACGCGCAACTTGACTCAGGGCTGGTACTCGCGCAAGACAGCATGGAGGCGGCCGCTGTCGAGCGTGCCCTCAAACGCAAAGACCCGCACCTCGAACTCCAAGGATGGCCCTCACAAACCCATGACTGCATCATCTGGAAAGTTGTACGAGGACTTGAGACGGTCTGCGTATGGCAAACAGACCGAGGTGAGCCGCTGCCTCTTTCTTCCGGGATTCTCGACCTGGTGGACCGGTTGGACCGCAATACCCGGGCAGCCTACGTGGACGCAGACGATCTCAACGCAAGACAGAAGGAACAGGAAGCCAAAGGCTGGGACCAAGACGTAGAAACCCTGACGGAGGATTGGTCACGGAAACACGGACGCCCGATGCTCCCTCGTTCACAGAGCCTTAGACGTTCCCGAGACAAGCGCAGGGCCAGGGGTGAGAACGTATGACCTACGCTGAGTTGCAGGCCGAACTGATCACCGTCCCAGCCGCGAGGTTCAAGGAGACGCAGCGTGGGTCGGTGAAGCGGTGGATCAACGACCGCTACGCCGAACTATGGGGTCTTGAGGACTGGTCGTTCCGTAAAGCCTTCGCCACCCTTCCTGTTGTTGGGGGGACGAACGTTGCGACAGCCCCCACCGATATGGCCGCACCCCTAGGGATCTGGGACAACTTCGGCAACCGGCTGATCTACATGCCAACACGGGATTACTTCACCATCCACCTCGCCGGCACATCATCCGGTACGCCGGGCAACTTCACGATGGTCAACGACCAGATCCTTCTTGACCCAACCCCATCCGGGTCAGCGAGCTTTACGATCCACTACGACAAAGCAGTCACCCTGTTGTCAGCAGACGGTGATGTGCCCGCGTTTCCTGCCGCCTACCACTACCTTCTGGTCCACGGGGCGACGGCCACCGGGTCGGTGCAGGTCAACGATTTCACCTACCAGTTTGCTGAGCAGCGTTGGACGACGGGGATCGACTCGATGCGTAAAGACTTGTTGGCGGAACAAAGCGAGGAGACGCAGCAGTGGGGGAACTACATGGAAACATGGCGGCAGTAGGAGATGCCCGCTCCTAGCGTTACCTCAGTCCTTAAGCAGGGGCTCAAGTACTTCTACGGGGAACTCCAGTTCCGCGACTTCTCCGGCGGCCTCAACGTCCGCGACGCTGCCTCCCAGCTAGGCCAGAACGAATCTCCCGCAGACAGCAACGTCACCCTTGATGAGCGGGGTGGGGTTGCGAAGCGGCTCGGCTATGTGAAGTACAACACTAACGCCTTCAACGGCAGTTTGGCGAACAACGGGTATTACTGGCCGACAGGTCAGAACCTGATCACCCAGTGCGGCACCGAACTGTTCAAAGACACCGCCGGCGCATCCTTTAAAACCTTCACGACGACGTCGCGCTGCGCGATGGTCGACTTCACCGGGTTGCTGTTCATCATCCACCCCATTGACGGGTTGTTCTCGTACGACGGGGCGACGGTTACAGCACTTGTGGGTGGGCCGAAGGGGTCGTGTATCGCGAACTGGCAAGGGAAGCTGTGGGCGTCAGCGGACCCGTCGAACAAGAGCCGCGTCTACTTCTCCGACGCTGGTAACGGGGTGAAATGGTACGCAGCGCAAACCACGACAGTCGGTTCTCATACGTTGCCGACAACACCGATCACGGTTGTGTCGACAACCGGGTTTACCGCCAGCGGGAACATCAGTGTGGGTGGGCAGACGGTCGCTTACACTTCCCTGACCCCGACTACATTCGCTGGTTGTACTGGTGGTGCGGGAGTCATAGCGACGGGGAGCCTGGTGTTTCAGGGCGCCCAGAACTTCAACGACATCCGTGAGAAAGACACCGAACCCGTCGTAGCCCTCTCAGGCGCGTCAGGGCTCGACGTAAGCGGCCGTCCCGGGCTCCTGGCGTTCAAGCAGAGAAGCACCTACCGGATCTACGACTCGACCACCGGCGCGTACCAGACCCTTGACGCACAGATAGGCGCAGCGTCCGCGAACGCCGTCACCAACGGTTTCCAGAGGACCGTTGCGATTGGTGAGGCAGGGATTTTTTGGACGGACGGTGTGGGGCCGATGCGCCCCGCCTCTGACAAGTTGCAGCCTCTTTTCAATCCGTCCCAGATCGCGTACGACAAGCTCGATCTGTTTTGTGCGGGGTTCAAGGGCGACCGCATGTATTTCTCACTCGCCCGCGCAGGTAGTACCGCGAACGATCTGATGCTCGAGTACCACCCGTTGCAAGGGTGGATCGTCGCGAACACCAACGCAGCGTCGTTTTACGCGACGTATGGGAAGAACGACCAGAAGCTCTACACCGGCCATCCAACAACCGTGGGACGTGTCTATGAGCAGCTGAACGGCGGCTCAGACGATGGTGCGGCGATCGTCAGTTACTGGCAGTCGCGTTGGATCGAACCCACCGCTGGACATCCCGTCAGAATCGTTCGGGCCAGGATCAACGGTCGTGGCGCTGCGAACATCAACATGCTGCGCGACTACGAAACCAGCACGTTCGAGTCGTTGGCGTTCAACCTCGCCACTACTACAGGTGTTTTGTACGACGCCCCAGGCTCTGTTTATGACACCTCCTTGTATGCGACAGCTTCGGCGTACCAGGCAACCCAGGATTTCCCTCAGCCGGGTGTTGTGACAGCGATAGCGGTGCAGATTGCGGAAACATCCACCAGTGTCCAAACAGGTTTGTCGATCATCGGTGGCGCGGCCCCTACCGTGGGCGCCTGGGGGATCTATGGCATCGACTTCTCCTACGTACCGTTAGGACTGAGCTAATGGGAACAATCAGCCTTACACAGCCGACAGCGGCAACAACGATCACGGCTGGGTTGCACGCCACGAACTACGGGACGATCCAAACGGTCGTGAACGGCAACCTTGAGGACATCAACATCAAAACAGCGGCTGCTATTGGTGTTGCGAAACTAGCTGCCGGTTCGGCAGGGCAGGTGCTGACGACCACTGGCGGGGTTGCTGTGTGGGCTGCCCCCGCGTCCTCAGTGGTTCCTTACGCGACGACGCTTCCTGGGGGTCCGACTGATGGACAGGAGGCGATCCTTGTCGACTCGACCACGGCGCCGACGTACCAGTGGAGATTCCGTTGGAACAACAGTTCCGTGAACACGGACAAGTGGGAGTTAGTCGGTGGTGTCCCGGCGGTGGTTGAGATAGCGACAGCGGAAACGACGACTTCAGCCTCGTACGTTGATCTAGCGACTGCGGGGCCATCGTTCACGGTGCCCAAAGGTGGTGTCTACGAAATATCTTTGGGATCTGAGATATATGCGTCAGTTCTTACAGCGCTCCGGACGATCAAGATGGCCGCGAAGCTTGGTGCTGCCGCAGCAGCGGACGCGGAATCCTGCGGCATATTCCAGTTCACTGCCGCTTCCACGGAGGGCATCTCAGCGACGGTCGCCATGAGACGGACGCTCGCGGCGTCGGATGTTGTGAAGTGCCAATACAAGATTTCGGGTGAAACGGCCACGTTCAAGCGGCGCTGGTTGCGTGTGCAGCCCGTCCGGGTCAGTTAAGTGGCGCAGAACCCGTATCTGTACGGCCCAGCGCCGAAAGTGAACCAGTACTCCGGGAACGCGAACGTGTCGCAGAACCAATTGCTGCACGCTTTGGCAACAACTACGAGTGGGGCGCCACCCACGACGACCCAGCCGGGCACAACCCCCACATCACCAAGGTCAGGGCCTACGCTGCCGTATGACGAGTTCGGGTTGTCGCAGAACCAGCCGGCGATGCCGACAGTGGGACAGACAGGTCCGAACCAAACCGCTTCACCCCCAGCAGGGGCGCAGGTTTCGTCGAACAACAACAGTGGTCCGATCAGCTTCGAGGGCGACCCTATCTTGGCGCGGATCAGGGCGATAAACGCCCAGAACATCGCGCAGGCAGAAGCCGCTGCGTTGGCGCAGCGGAAACGGGCGGAGATCGGGTACGGCTACGACCCCAACCTCACCTATGAGGATCCAGCTACAGCCGAAGCGGCAAAACAGAACGCCTTCTCCACCCTCTACAACCTGCTGCTGAACCACACGGACAGGGCACATGGGTTGGATGAGAACCTGAACAAAGCGAACCTCTTCTACTCCGGTACCCGGGCAACAGAGGTCGGCCGTGAAGGACGCCAATACCTCGGTGAGCAGTCGCAGCAGCAAGGGGTTCTTCAGAACCTGATGGACACCATCGCGCAGGGTGTGTTGCAGACGAAGCTGGGCGCGCAGCAACAGGAAATCCAGGGCGAGTCGGATGCCTATAACCGGGCGTTGCAGTTCGCACTCCAGTACAACACAGGTGGTGCCGGAGGCTCAGGTGGAGGTTCCGGTGGTGGTGGCGGTGGGAGTCTCGAGAACGCCGGCCAGTTCGGCACCGTCGACCCGAACCAGCTCCAGACCGCAGCCGCGCAGTACGCCTCGGGACGTAGTTACAACGGCTCCCCGTATGTGCCCGGCCAGGTGATGCAGGAAGGAACGATCACCTACAGGAACGGCAAACCCGGCGTGATGATCAAGTACAGGACAGCCGGGGGAGACTCAACCGAATGGACACCCATTTAGATGGCTAGAGATCTGAGAACGGGCACCGTGGTACATGCGCTTGCCTCTCCGAAGTTGCCGAAGAAGAAAGCTCGGTATCCCGGTGACGGCAAGTTTCCCCCGGTTCCCTATGACGGTGGAGGGAAACCTCCCAAGGTTGTCGGTAAACCTAAGAATCGTTCCTTCCAGGCTACAAACGATTTGAACTATCGACGATATGCCTAGACCGGAGAAGAACTGATGGCCCGAAGCGACCTCCTCAGACAACTCATAGCGTCACCTCACGCTCTACCGCCACCCCAACCCAGGGCGCTTACCGTAGCCCCGACTCCTGGACTCCAGCCTCACGCAGGGTTTGGGCCTACCAACCCGTCTCTTACGACGAATTCGCCGTTCAGCGGGGCTGTGACGGCCGGAGGGGCCATGAATATGGTCCACCCCGAAGCTGGCCCCACGTTCCAGTCGCCCACCTACGCACCCATTGGGCCTGTCTCGCCGCACCTCTCCATTCTGAGTGCCCTGGCCCCCATCCTCAGCGCCGCCCTGGCAGGTGGTACGGGCGCCACAGGCGGCGGCGGTGGTGGAGGAACTGGTCTCGGCACCACACCCGGCCCCGGGTTCCCACGGCCTATGGCAGCTGGAGTTCTCGCCTCCCCGACTTTGAGTCCTGCTCCGGGGCGTCCTGGGCCTCGTGGTGCCCCGGGTTCCAGCGGAGGGCTACAGCCCGTCTCCCCCGCGCTCTCCGCTGGCCTCCTCGCCGCTCTGGCCCAGCAGGGACAGCGGCTTGGTTCTGTCCGCCCACCGGGCGGCAACATCATCCGAATGTAGGAGACCTCCATGAGAAAGCCCATCAAAGAGCGTGGCAATTACCACCTCTACCTCTCCCTGTCCGGGCTGCCGAAGCGCCCCACGCAGGCGATCGGCATGACCGTCAAACCACCCGCAGGCCCACACCATTACTCGGATTACTCGGCGATGATCCACGACCGCCGTCCGATGCCGACTCGTGTGATTCGTCCCAAGAAGCGTTAGGAGCCTCTTATGGCTTGGTCACCAGCCCCGAAATGGGTTCCTCCGAAACCCAAGAGAAAACGGCGGCCCCTTCCCGCACGACCTAGACCTCCCGTCCGCCAGCAGGTCGCGAATCCGTTTGCGCCCAGGTCGGATGCGGAGTTGCAGGCGCAGGCCGGTGGGTTGGTGCAAGGGCAGTTGGGGCCGATCATCGCCGCCATCCGTGCCGCCATCGAAGGCCGTTCCCAGTCCGGCCAGGCAGCGATCCAGGGGTACACGCAGCAGTTGGGGAACCTGTTCTCGCAGGCCGCACCGCAAACAGCGGCCGCGTATGGGCAGGCCCAAACCGCGCAGTCTGGGCTGAACACGGCTTTGGCGAACCGTCTCGGCAGCTTCGGGCAGGGGCAGCAGGCGGAGGTCGGGAACAAGCTCGCGTACGCGGGACCCTCTGGTGCGAACATCGCCGCGAACACCGGCACCGCCGCGCAGGGCACAACCAACGCGAACTTCGCGAAAGGCAGCGCGGGGACGGAGATGCTGAACACCCAGGGCGCAGCCGCACAAGCCGGCGCAGCCGCTCTCCCTGGTATCGCGGCGTTGACCGGGTTGCAGAACTCGAAGCAGCTACAAGCCCAGTTGAGCTCGGAACTGAACACCCAGTTGACGGGTGCTCAGACGAACGCTTCCTCGAGCATTTCGAGCATCTACCAGCATCTGGTGGATCAGGAGTTGCAGAAGGCGATAGCGAACCAGTCCGGGCTAATCAACAAAGACAAACTGAAGGCGGACACGACCTACAAGAACGCGACGTTGAAGTACAAGAAGCAAGTTCAGGCGCAGAACCTCCAGGTCAAGCTCGGCAACCTCGGGATCTCGCAGCAAAGGGTCAGCGAAACAGCCCGGCATAACGGGATCTCTGAAGCACAGGCCGCGAAGAGGTTGATCCAACAGGCGCAGAACGAGAAGGACCGAAACACCAGGGCTGCGAAGCAGCGAGCGGCAGCGGAGAAACGCGCCAAGATCGCCGCCGGCAAGAAGAACAGTTTCGCTTTGATCCCGCCAAAGAGTAAGAAGAAGTAGATGCGGGACATCCGCGCTGGCACCGCTGGGCCGAAAGCGAAACCACCCAGGCCACATCACGTCAGGGCGTTGCGGTTGGCTGACGCACGGGCAAAACGCGAGAAGAAGATCGCCGCCACCACGGCTGCGAAACCGAAGCCACCGGACACGCTGCAGAACCGGTTGAAGAGTCTCCAGGCTGGCCAGACACGAACGATCAACAGGCTCTCTGCTGGGATCGGGACGGACAAACACGGGTTTGGGGAACGGTTCGTCGGTGATCTGCTCGAGGCTGGGGTGTTCGCGATTCCGAGTGCTGCGTTGGCTGCACGTCACCCGATTCGTGCGGCGAAGCAGATCAAGAAACAGTACGGCTACACCTACGGGCCAGCAACGCATGGCGATTTCGGCACGACGGCGCATAGGCTCTCGCAGCATCCCGGTTACGCTGCCCTGGACGCCTCAGCAGCCATTAGCGTAGGAGCAGGGGTGGGATCACGGGTCGCTGCCGCCGGCCGCGCCGCCCACGCTGGGGAGAACGCTGTCACCCGCTCCGCAGTAAAGGGCGGCGGGCTAATTCACAAGCCAGCACCGGGCACGGCGAAGCTGACAGCGGGCCAGGCGACCGTTGAGAAACCCCTGTCAAGGAACGCCGCCCGAGCCGTCGTCCAGAAGGCTAGATACGCGAAGAAGCAACAGCGCCTGAACGTCGCCAAAGGTGTTTACAAGGAGAAGGCTGCTACTTCTCCGGGAAGGCTGCTGGAACGGCATGGCTCCGAAGCCGAGTTCGGGAAGAGACTCGCTGTGCAACGTCGGTTGGAGCAGGCAGGGCCGAACGCTAAGGGAGACCTTGAGCACATGCGCCGCGCTGTCCGCCAGTTGCCGCGCAAGAACCGTCGTGGCACCCATGCTGCGATGCGGGTTGTGGCGATCGAGGGCGACAAAGCGTTCAAGAACCCAGCAGCAGTGATCGACCGGCAGATCGCCATGCACGAGAAGTGGATCGCGGAGGGCGGCGACAAGGTTTCACACCAGGGCGCAATCCGCGACCTGAAACTTGCTCTGCCGGTGCTGGAGAAGCAGTCGCCCGCGTTCCTGAAAGCCGTCACCGCTGTCAGGGATGTGGCGCAGCACGGTGAGTCCGAATCAGTGGCTCGAGGGTTCCTGACCCAGGCTGGAGCTGACAAACGACGGTTGGCTATCGCGAGGGACTACGGGCATTACGGCGATAAGAAGAGTTTTGAGGTTAATACCTCAGAACTCAAGAAGGTACAGGCCCGGGCGACCAAAGAACTCGCGGGACTCAAAGATCCGAAGGATTATGGCGAGTTGGGCCGCAGGGAATATTTACAGAAGATCGCCAGTGATCCGCAGGCCGCGAAGTTTTACCTTCAAGATGTTGCTCGCAGGGCTGCTGGTCCAAACGTCGATAAGCCCCCTGAAGGATCGTTCTACTTCCACGCCGGACAAACCCGAGACGTGCGTATGCCCGGCCGCGTCTGGAACCAACGCCCCGGCAAACTCGGTGTAGGACCTGCGAAACCCGGTCAGTACGACCCTGGGTTGACGCACCAGTACACCGGGTCAGGACTGAAACGCGGCTACGTCCCGTTGGACATTCCGAAAGCGGTTGAGCAGTCGTTCAGCCGCCGGATCGTTCTGCATTCCCGTCATGACGTGTACGACACGTTGAAGAAAGCTTCGACAGCAACTCGGGAGTCTCGCTACCAGATTCCGCTGCGTACTGGCAAGAACATCAGCGACGAGTTGCGGAAGTACATGGCGACGGTCGAGGATCACATCCACGCGTCCCCGGATGAGGTCCAGAAGCTGACGCACGACATGGCGGAACATTTGAAGCAGCAGTTGGAGGCCGCTGAGCATCACCAGGCCCCGTTGGGCGCGAACATCAAGGGTGTCCGTTGGGTAGACGAACGGTTCCTGAAAGACCTCGGGGAAACGTCGATGCGCGGAACGGTGGAAAAGATCGCGGATGCGGTCAACAACCCCATCCGGTTCGGCACCCTCTACGTGCGGCCCGCTTACATGCTCAACCTCCTCGGTAACGCAGCGATGGTCGCGCCAGAGGGACCTGCTGGGGTGTCTTCGATGTGGCACGCCGTCCGCTCCGAACACGAATACGGCACACGGCTCACCGCCTACCTCGACTCGAGCATGGGATCAGGCCGAGCCTTAGGCCAGTCAGTCAATACCGGGTTCCTACACAAAGGCCCGCAAGCGCTCGCGCAGGGCTGGAACGCTGTCACTGACCTCCACATCCGACGTGGAACGATGGTGTTGGAGGCGAAGCGGGCAGGCTTCAAAGGAAAAGAGGGATTGCAGAAGTTGTATGCCCCCGGTAACGAGGCCAAGTTGCGGGAGGTTACGGAGCGAGCTCGCAGCATCATCGGTGACTACGAGAACCTGTCGGCTGCGGAGAAGAACACGATCCGCCGGATCATCTACTTCTACCCCTGGACGAAAGTCGCGGTCAACTGGACCGGACACATGCTCGGAGAGCATCCGGTTGAGTCAGCGCTGTTGGCTGCGAACGGGCGGGTTGAGGCGAAGCATGTTGCGAAGGTGTTGGGGTTGCTGCCGGCGTGGGCGAAACAGTCTGGGTTGCTCCCCGTTGGGAAGGCGCATGGTGTTCCCGGTTCCCAGTTGATCAACACGATCAACCCGTCCTCGATCAACACCCCGGCATCTGTTACTCAGACCGGTTCGGCGCTCGCGAACACAGGGCGTGCGCTCGTCGGTATCAAGCAGCATCCTGGGGCTGGACTCTCCGACCTCGTAACGCCTGCTTTGCAGGCTGTGCTGAGCGCTGGCGGCCAGGCGGGAGACACGTCAAGGCGCACAGGAATCCTTGGTGCGGCAGAAGCGACTCCGATCCCCTCCGCGCTTCGCCGCGCCGGGGTCTACGGCAAACCCTCCAAGACCTACCCCACAACGGGTGTCGGCGCTGCCGTGAATCCTCTCTTGTTCGGTGGGTTGGCGAAACGCCCCACCAGCCTCGACGCTCTCCACAAGGCGGGGGAGAAGGAAGTCACAGCGAACATGACACCGGAGCAGAAGACCGCCCGTGTCTTCACGAAGTGGCGGACACAGGCCGACGTGATCCTCAAACAACACGGTGTGAAGATGCCGAAGGAATACGCAGCCCGGTTGGACCTCTGGCACGAGCGAACCGTTGCGAGGAAGCGGGCGGGGAACCATTGGGAAGACCACATCGCCGCTGACCTGGACGTGATCTTCGCGCACGGCTGGATCGACCACGAACAGTTGGTCGCTGCGAAAGCGAACATCCAGAAGATCCCCGAGAACAAGCACGCGGCTTTGTCGAAGCAGTTAACGGACGAGTACTTCGACCGTGACGGCATCCTCCACCAGGGAGCGAAAGAGATGGGGTTGAAGCTGCCGCGTTAGCGGCGGAACAACCACAAGCCCAACTCGAACAGGGCGCAGCCTCCAACGCATAGAACCCAGAGCCAGAAATAGCTGCTTAGGTCGACCCACATAGGGGGATCATGACACAGCCACGCCAGTACATAGCCCAGGGGGCGCGGCGAAGAGGACTTGACCCCAGAGCCGTTCTGGCTGTCTCTCAGTACGGAGAGGGCGCAGCAAAGGCACTTAGGGGCGGAATCTCGGTTGGTGATAACAACACCAGTTTCGGCCCGTTCATGCTGCACATCGGGGGGAGACTCCCGCGTGGCAAGGGTTCAGCCTGGGCTCATTCCACCGCAGGAATCGACTACGCACTGGATGAGATCGCCAAGGTTGCCCGGGGTTTGCACGGTAGGGCTGCTGTCGCTGCGATTGTCAAGAGGTTCGAGGCTCCGGCTAACCCTGGGGCTGAGATTCAGCGTTCGCTGGCTGGTTACGGCCAGGTGCAGGTTGGGGGCGGTGACGCCACATCAGTGAGGCCCGCTCCTCTTCCCGGGCTCGCAGCCGCCCCCCAACAACAAGAGATAGGACAGGCGCTACTTCAAGCTGTTCAGGCCGGGCCGCAACACAACGACTTCAGCCAGGTCTTCCAGTTGGTCCAGCAGAAGGCCCAGGCGGACGCGAAGCATCTGTCGAAGAACGTGGTGGTCGACCATAACGAGCCGTTGGCCCCTGACGCGGTGCCGATCGTCAAGCTCGCGAAGCAGTACTTGGGGACGAAATACCAGTGGGGCGGCACCACACCGAAGGGATTCGATTGTTCGGGGTTCGTGCAGTACCTGTACGGCCACGCCGGTATCAACCTCCCTCGCACTACCTACCAGCAGATCCATTCCGGCCATGCCGTGAACCCGAACCAGTTGAAACCGGGCGACATCCTGTTCTTCGGGTCGAAGGCTGACCCTCACCATGAGGGGTTGTACATCGGCCACGGCCAGTTCATCCACGCACCGCACACCGGCGACCACGTTCGCATCTCGTCGCTGAAGAACTACGGGCTGCACTTGGTGGCGGCTCGGCGCGTGAAGTAATCCCCCCGGCCCTGAGGCGGATCTACCCCGCCGGGACCGGAGGGCCAATTTAACCCATTCGGATCTACCCCGAAAGGACAACCCATGCTCAAGTACCTGGCCGCCCTCGCGGCTGTTCTCACGCTGGTTCTGGCCGGATCGGCGCAGGCGATGCACGCAAGCCAAGGCTCGTCGGTTCAGGGCTACGTGTTTTGGGGCAACGGCAACAACGGTCCCGCCCCGGGTGCAACGGTGTTCATCAACTCGTCGTGCGGCAACAAAACAACGCACTCGGCGTCTTCGGGGTATTTCCCGAACACCGGCGGCGGCGTAGTTCTCTCTGACTTCTGCACCTACTCCATCTACGCCTCGTCGGGTGGCTGCACGGTTTGGTACAGCGACACGGCGCAGTTCTTCACGAACCACAGTTCGCACTACTACGAGCTGTATCTGCGCCATTCGGTGCGGGTGTGTGGGCAGCCGATCGTTTCAGGCTCGGGTAGAGGCGAAGCCAGAAGCCGCGCCCTCTCAGGGAACGTGTCAGGTATCTGTCTGAACCGCACCGGTTCTTACACCATCCCTTGCTCGGCTGACTATTACCAGAACACCGGGGCCAACTACGTGTACCTCGGGTCAACGTCGGCCGCGTACCACTACATGTATTTCCCGTATTCGGGGTGCGGCACCGTGTTCGCCCACGCCGCCGGTCAAACACGGTCGGCGGGTGTTTGCCCGGGCGGGTTTTGGTCACTCACGTTCAACGTCCCCTGATGAACCCTTGGACAGGAACCAGCGCCTGGCGAGAGTTTCTGTTCGACATGAGACACCCAGGTCAACTCTGGGTTCGGATGAAGTCTGGGACCCGTGACGCCTGGTCCGCCTGGGTTGATTACTTCAACAAATAGGAGGAACCAATGCTCGGTCTAGCAGCTTTCGTGCTGTTCGTTATCGCTGCCGTCCTGTGTTTCGTCGGCAACACCACTTTGATCACCATCGTCGGGGTCATCGCCGCAGGGCTCGCGTGTCTCGCTCTGTCGGGGTCTACGAGGATTCCTGACAACTACCGTTGAGAAGCGCGATAGAGGCTCACGAACATGAGCGCACCGTCGCCTATTACCGCCGTCTGCGACCGGACCTACTTCCCCGCATACCGGCATTCAGGACGCCGGGAGGAGAACGAGATCAAGTGGGTGATCCTCCACGACGAGGAAGCACCGACAGCGGAGAGCGCAGCCCGGTACTTCAAAATGTCGACCGCTCGCGGCAGCGCACACCTATGTGTCGATGATCTGAAATGCTTCCGGTGTCTCCCCAACGATGCAATCCCCTGGGGCGCGAGTTCGGCGTTCGGGGCCAATACTCATGGCTTCCATATCGAGCAGGCGGGATACGCGAAATGGACAGGGACGGTGTGGCGGGCGAAGCACATGCGCACCCTGAACAGGGCTGCGTACAAGACAGCATTGCACTGCTACAAGTTCGGTATCCCGGTTGCGTTCATCACATCGGATCATCTGCCGTACAAGTGGGGTATCACCACCCACGCCGAAGTCTCTAAAGCGTCGAAGCGTCTTGACCCGGCCAATGCGTGGCAATACGGACACACGGACCCGGGGTTCGGATGGCCGCGACGGTTGTTTATGTCGCGTGTGAACGCTTACTACGCCGAGCTATAGACCTCTCCGAGGAAGGGGCCACATTGAACGACCACGACCAGGGTGGTGGCGCTTCACTGACCACCGACCTAGCGGCAGGAACGTCGGCGGCAACTGACATTTCGCTACGTGAGTATTTCGAGGCGCTCCGTCATTCCGACGACAAAGTCGACCAGTGGATCTTCCGGTTCTACGAAGAGCGAGACCGGCGGATCAACGAGGTCAACATCGAGCGTGAGAAAGCGTTGAAGATCAAAGAAACAGCCGACCTTGCCGCGTTGGGGTTGGCCCGGGAGATCCAGACGTACAAGGACGAGAAAGCGAACGAGTTGCGGTCACAGATCGAGAGCGAACGCGGAAACTACGCAACGCAGGGCGATCTCAAAGGGGCGGTCTTGACGATCGAGGCTCGACTCCAGCCGGTCTACGACTACGTGCTCGCACAACAAGGAAAAAGCGAAGGCGTCGGGTTGACAGCAAACGTGGGGTACCTCCTCGCCATTCTTGTCCTCGGCGGCCTGTCCCTGTATCTCGGAACCCGATAGGAAGGACCACATGTCGCTTCTCTGGATCATCCTCATCATCGTTCTCATCCTGATCCTCGTCGGAGGGGTGGCTAGACGATGAAGGTCAACCAGGTCAAAGACTTCGCCGAACGAGTCGGCTGGACATTCATCCAGGCGTTCGTCGGGGTGATGGTGCTTCAGTTAATCAAGGACGGCACTAACGTCGACTGGAAAGACACCGCCTACGGCGCCCTGATAGCAGCTCTGGTGGCTGCTGGGAAGGTGATCATCGCGCAGCAGTTCGGTGACCGTGGCTCCGGCGACGCCATCCCGGGAGGGGTTGAGAAATGACCCGGGCGCAATACGGCTACCTCCTTTGGGGCTGTATTGCGCTGTTGGTTCTCGTCCCTGAGCTGCTGGCGGCGTTCTTTGGGAAGCACGTTCCGTGGCCCACCCTGTCCGAGACGGTCGGCAACCTGATCGGAGACACGAACGGATGGGCCGCGATTGCTTTGGTGGGTGGGTTCGCGATCCTTCTTGTTCATCTGGTGTTGCCGGACACGTTCAACCCGCGCAAGAAGAAGTGATGGCATGTCGGAGCAGCAAACTGACGAACAGGCCGATGAGGTGGCCGACGTGCTGCGTTGGCGCCGCCGCGAAGCGTTGGAAGCCGGACTCACAAGGGTCGAAGCAGCCCTCTACGCCGAAAGCGAAATCTCGGCGCAAGAGCTCCGGCACCTCGTAGCCCTCCGCTGCCCCGCGAAACAGATCGCCAAGATTCTCCTCTAGCCCCCGCAAGGGGGATTTTGTGCTTTAGAAGGGAGGTTTCTATGGTTTTGGTTGTAGTGCATTTTGTGGTGTGCGCGGGGTCGCTGATTATCTGTTGACCTCTTGACTTGACAAACGGAGGCGTTATGTTGCCATGTACCACCGTTCATTCCTAGCGCCTGCGGCAACGGGCCTCGCAACAAACGAATTCAGGGGAGAGGGGTGCAGGAAAATGGGCGACAGCCAAGAACCCGCTGTGGACGAACTCAGGGTGGAGGCAGCAACGATTCGACGGCTTCTAGACGACGCCGAAGCTCGTCTATCTCGGCTCGAGCGGCTGTTAGGTCTTCTGCCAGTCGTGATTGCCGAACGTCTTTCGGGATGATCAGGTAGCCGGGCTCCTGGCCGAGCTTGACGGCCAGGCAGCGGGCCTCTGACTCTTCCCGGATGCTGGTCGACCAGCCGTTCAGCCAGCGGTGGACGGATTGTTTCGCGGCGTCCCAGGCTTGCCGGTTGTCGGGGTCTTGGCCTCGGCAGTCGATCAGGAGCCTGATGAGTTCAGCCGTTTTTCTGGTGCCCATGGCGTGGCGTAGCCGTTGGGCGAGAACAGAAGACGCCGCCTGCCCCGTCACGAGACGTAGCTTGCCGCAAGTAGCGTGAGAATGTAAGGGACACACCCCTTGACAAGTAACGTCGCGTGACTTACTCTCTGTCACATGACTGAGAACGGGAAAAGGTTTGTCGAGAACGGAGCTCGTATCAGGCGAGCCAGGGAACGCCTGCAAAGCACCAGGCCAGCGATCAACCATCGGCCTGACCGTCCGATCAGCCAGGACGACTTCGCGGCGCTCGTCGGCACAACCCGCCGGAACCTCATGCGCCTCGAGGGCGGGATCACCCGACCTAAGGGTCCATTGCGTGACCGGATTGTTGAGGTCACCGGCACCAAGGAACAAATCGAGGCTGCGGACGATGAGGACGAGGAAGACTTGTTCGCCCAACTCCTATCCGAGTTGAAGTGGGCGGGATCGCCGGAGATTTCCTACCGCGACCTCCACGGCCACGCCGATGAGCAGGACCTTCGCACCCTCCGGCTGTCCGCGCTCCGCACTCTGTCCAAGGCTGCCCAGATCGCGAGGGAGCTCGCGTGAAAGCTTCTACGGTCGGCACCCTCTTGAAGCTCACCATCGCGGGGCTGATCTTCTACGCCGCCCTCACGGTTGGGGCACACAACGCCCGTGCTGCCAACTGGCCCTTGGCGCAGCTCGACCAGATCGGCACTTCCCTGAGCGGAAAGCCTGTGAACGTGTACTGCGAGGACTCCTGGTCGCCGTGGGAAGCGTTCTGGGCGCAGTTCGGGGAGGACGGCACCTACATCGCCGGCTTCACCTACCCCTTCACAGGGTCGACGCTGTTCGTCAGCCCCAAGATTTGCGAAACCCTCCATGCGTTGCTTGGCAACGAGGACGTGGGTACGTATTACGCCGCCGACGCGATCCTCGTTCTGACGCATGAAGCGACACACCAGCGGCTCCATTCGGGCGATGAGGCGGTTGTGGAGTGCAACGCTTTGAAGGTGTTCCCGGATGTGGCGCGGGACTACTTTCATGTGCCGACCACCATCTCCGAGCAGTACCTAGCGAGTGTGGTCCGCAAGGTCAAGGTCGGCAAGAAGGTCAAGCGGGTCACGGTCAAGGTTCTGCGCTACCGAACAGTCGCGAACCCGTACTACACCCGGCTCGTCGTTGACGCCCACAGGTGGGACGCCGCGATGCCCGTTCAGTACCACGGTGTGACGTGCTAGCGATCTATTGCCACGGCAACCCCGCTTGCGCTATCCAAAGGATGGGCCGGTGGTACTGCGGACGCTGCGGTACCCGCGTGAGGGTTGTTTGGTGACCTGGGAGCTTCTCTACGGGCCTGTGGCGACCACCTACGCCATCCTGGTCATCATCGCGTGTGTCGCGGTGTTCCTCTACTGGATCGTGACGCGGCCATGAGCGTGAGAGCAGAACCCGTCTTCGAGCTCGTGTTCCCCGAATCGAACCGGCTGCTTGCCGAGGCTGAGTCCTTGGAGGCGATCCTGCTTGCCGCCGCGACAATTCGCGGTGACGGCGAGGACCTTTCCGGTGTCGTGGTGATGAAAGCCGGACGATACGACGCGGCCACGACCGCTCTGATCGCTGAGGATCTCGCGTGAAGGGTCAGAAGGGACGCATCCTCGAAATCCTCGGTGACGGGCAGCCGCACAGTCACCACGAGTTCTACGGGTTCTGTGTGCTGCACTCCCGGATCTCGGAGCTTCGGCGGCGGTACGGATACGACATTCGGTGTTGGCGCGACGGAGACGACTACCTGTACCAGCTTGGGGGTGTGCGCGAGTCGGATCTGGTCCCCGCTACTGGCGGAGCGGATCGAGACCGTCCGACTCGCGGACAGCCCTCGACAGCTGTCCCTCCTGCCTCTACGACCCCTGAAACCGCAGAGGCAGACGTTGCTGGCCTGGGTCACTCTCCCCCTTCCATCGGCCCGGGCCAGCAACTCACTCTTGAGGAGGTAGCAGCATGAGCGACCCGCGTTACCCAGACGTCGAAGTGCAGCTAACAGGCGAGGACGGCAACGCGTTCGCTGTCCTCGGAAACGTTCAGCGTGAACTCCGCGCCTACTTCCGCGAGAGCGGCTGGACGACCGGCGAGGCGATGAAGGAAATCAACGCCTTCCAAGAGGAAGCGACAAACGGTGACTACAACCATCTGCTTCGGACCTGCGGCGACTGGGTGACGGTGGCGTGATCTACGGCATCGACCTCGCTGGCATGCGGTTCCCGCGCTCCATGCTCAACAGCCCCGCGAACGAACGGCTACTTGAGAGCTTCGGGGTGGAGATCGTGGACGACCGCGACGCCGAGCTCGAAGACTATGCGAGGGCGTGGCTCGCTCAGGTGGAGCGCCACGACTGGGGTAAGGAACCGCCGGCGACGAAGGCTGTGCGGCGTGCGCTTGAGCGGAGAGCTGCGTGATGGCGTCTCTGTGGGCAGGCGCCGACCGGGACGTTGAGCCCGACTGGAAGCCGGAGAAGCGCGAGAAGGCCACTCGGTACGGCTGGGCTGTCATCTACGCGCACTTCGAGAACGCTTGCTGCGTCCATTGCGGGCTGCCGAACGTGAAGTCGCTCCACCACATTGCTTTCCGCAAGGCTGATTCCGGTGACGACGTGATCGAGAACCTCGCGCCAATGTGCCGACCCCACCATGACCTGTTCCATTCACGCGGGCCGGGTTGGGAGCAGGTGGCAGCTTCGCTTCGCGTTTACGTACTCACGAACCGTGACCGCTGCGTCTACATGAAGTCGAAACTGTCGTGGGAGCGGTTCTCGAACCGTTACCCGTTGCTGTCACCGGGGCCGGATGCGGTCTGCGCGCACGCTGGTCAGCCATCCGGCTCCGATGAGAGCGATTGGGAGCATTGGGAAGCCCCGGACGAACGCCTGTCCCCGTGGGACATCGCCTACGAACCCACACCCTGGTTGGAGGACAAATGAGCCAGCAGGACGTTCACGAAATCATCTGTCCGCACCGTGACCGGGAGCTTGAGCGGCTTCGCGATGAGCGACCCCGCATCGAGGGGATCGTCCTCGCTCTCCGACGCAAGTTGATCGCGGCGGATTCGACGTTGCCGCACGAGCTCGACGGGACAGCCTGGATGCCAATCGAAGACGAGTGGAGGAGCTAGTGGAAGAGATTGCTGTTGTTGAGGTTGGGCTACAGGAAGGCACCCGCAACGACGGGAGCACCTGGAGCAGGTGGACGATCAAGGACGGCAACGGCCGCACCTTCTCCACCTTCAACGAGGACTTCGCCGGGAAGCTGAAGCAGGGCTCAAGAGCTTTGATTGAGTTCGAGGAGAAAACCCTCACCCCCGGTCGGGATGGTTCACCGCGGAAGGTGAAAAACATCACCGCCGTGGAGGCGACAGGGAACGGTTCCGTGCCGGAGCCTGGCTACTCGCAGCAGAAACCAACTGGTGAGCGTGACGAAGACAAGGTTGCCCTCGGCAAAACTCGGTGCCTCCTCTGGGCCGAACTCCTCTCCGGGCTGTCCTCGAGCCTCTACGCGCAGCACAAAGGCGATCTCGGCTCGTTCATCCGTGCCGCTGTGGTTCTTGTGGCGGCGGCGGAGAAGGACATTTTTGAGCGTCCTGCCGGGGACGACGGGTTCCCTTTTAACGAGGACGAGTAGTGGATGCCCCGGAAACTCAAAAGCAACCCAGGCATCTACGAGGGCTGGAACACAATGCCCGGCCAACCCCGGGACTGCATGTATTGCGGGAAAGCAATACGGATCAGCCGGGAGTCGTGCGGGTTCAAGACGTTCCCGCCGCTGGAGTCGTGGCACTGGGACTGCCGGCAGG